GGTTGCAGAGGAAGGACTTGAACCTCCGACCTTCGGGTTATAAGGAATTCGTGCTATAAAAATCATCTTTCAAATACAGTTTTATAGTGCTTTAAGTCTAAATTTGCTACTATTTTTGAAATTTAAAGGAGCTACAATGACTTATGATGTGAAGTTATCAAATATTGATAGTAACTTTTTAGAAGTTTTAAAATCACTTATTAAAATTTATCCAAATTCAAATATTGATATTAAAAATAGTGATTATACATTTGATGATTTAAATGATGAAACTAAAAAATCGATTTTAGATGATAAAAATGTTTCTAAATCTTTTAATTCTATTGATGAACTTATGAAAGATTTAAGAAGTTAAATGTTTGAAATAAGATATAAAAATCTTTTTAAAAAGGACTATAAAAGACTTTTAAAACAAGGTTTTGATGATAGATTGCTAATTGAAACTTTAAACTATTTAGCTTTTGGCAAAGAACTTCCACGTAAATATAAAAATCACCCACTAAAAGGTATTTATACTGGTTATTTTGATTGTCATATTAAGCCTGATGTTGTGTTGATATATAGTTTTGATGAAACCACTTTATATTTACATAGAATTGGCTCTCATTCTGATCTATTTTAAAAAATAGGCACATTTAAAAATTTAGTAATTTTCTATTTTTATGATTTTTTTCATATTGTTTAAAATTTTACCTTCTGTTTTGCAAAATTTTATCTTTGATGAATTGTTTAAAATCCCATCAAAACACTTATTGCCGGCATAATTTGTTAGTTTTATTTCATCTCCCCTATAAGTTGAAAAGCTTTTTTTATGATAAATTACTATGTATTCATTTTCAAATTTCCAGTATAATTTTCTATTTTCTCCGTCTAAATATACAAAATCATCACTTTTTTTAAACTCCAAATCCCAGTTTTGACCAATAGTCATTATAAAATGAGTGTAATTTGTACTTTTTAAATTCCATTTTCCATAAATATTTAAATCATTAATATATTCTTTTGTTTTATTATTTTCTTTAAAATTTAGTGTAATTGTTTCAGCGTTTAAATTCAAATATAAAAACAAATTTATAATAATTAAATTTAAAATTTTCATTTTATTCCTTGTTTTCAATTTTTCTTTTTAAAATTCTTGTATTAATTTCTGAAATATAAAAATCTTGTTCTAAATTTTCTAATTGTCTAAATAATTTTAACAATACTTGTTCTTTTTTGTCTAAATTATTATCGTTATTTTCTTTAAAATCCATAACTATTTTATAAAGATTTGGTTTATCTTTTTTCCAGTTATACAGTGTAGGAGTTGTTATATTTAGATAACTGCATAATTCTCTTATTGTCAAAATTATTATCCTTTTATTGACAATGTCTAAAATATTTGTTATAATTTTGTCTAAATAATTTAAACATTGATACTTTTTGTTTTAGTTATTTTATAAATGTCTAGAATATTTTAGCTTTTATAAGCTTAAATATCAAACTTTAACTTTTACCACTCCGCCATAAAGTAAAGATATGTAAGGAGAGATAACAGGAAAAGCTATTACTCATCTTAATTGATGACAACCTAAGCAAGTTATAAAACTGTTCTGGGGTGGCTGTAGCTCCGCCCCTTAAATTTTTAACTACATATTTATTTTTTTAAAGGAGCTACACTATGTACACTTATTTAATCGGATATTGCGACGAGGTTCGCCCACTAACAAGAGTTGATAAAAAGTCTGGTGAAACAATTAGCACAATTGACGTAACTATTACTTTTGAAAGTAGAGACCAAGACGGCTATTTAATAAAATCAACTGAAACTATTTCTTTTGACGCAAATTTGAAGCCAAAATTTGACGCTGTTAAGGGTAAGTATGTTGCTATTCCATACCGTTTTTTAAATACCAGATCGGGTGCTTATATGTTCCCTGATGATAGTTTGGATTTTCAAGTATTTGTTAAAAATCCTTTTATTTCAAAAGAAGTAACTAAATAGAAATTCGCGGGGGCTTATGCCTTAATGTGAGTTGCAAACCCTCTACCGCAAATAAATTTTAAAAAGCTTATTATTTTTTCTTTATTGGTAAGCTTTTTAGAGTTTAAAAACTCAATTTCTCAAAAAGGGGTGTGAAATGAAAAAGACTAAATCATTTCTACAATCTACAAAGGCTAAAGTTGCAGCAACTGGTGCTGCCTTATTAACAGCAAGTCTTTTAACAGCTGCCGATGCTCCTGTTATTCCAACTGAACCATTAAAAGCAGATTATGCAATGTTTGATTATGTTTTCGCTGGAATTATTGGCGTTTGCTTCATTTTTATGGTTGCTGGTAGAGTTAAAAGATTTATCTTTTAGTTTAAGGGAGCTTTTTTGCTCCCTTAAAGGCTATATTATGAAAGAAAACGCTATTTATATACCAGATTTAAATATTTGTATAAAAGATTTTTACGTTAAAAATGGAAAAGTTTACTTTATTGGTTTTGGTAATAATACCTCTGTTTCTAGTGTTTCATTACAAAATATTTACTCAAATTATATATACGAATCAAATAATAATATCTGCTATATAAATAAAAATAATTATATTCCAAATTTAGGTATTTATGACTATCAATTTAATTTTTTAATGGATTTAACTGCTATATTAATAGCTTTTTCTTTTTTAATAGGTTTAGTAATCGTAGGAGCTACAAGATGATTTATGATGTTTTAAATAATGATGTATTTAACTATTTTATGAGTGTTTTTGCTTTATTTTTTGTTCCTATTTTTATGTATATAGTAGTTCTTTCGTTTGTTAAGTAAATGTTTTAGTTTTAAAAATAAAGTTCATTTTTTTGGGTTTTCGTATACTGAATTTATCCAAGTTATAAATGCTTAATTTAGAAAACTCTATAAAAAAATGAACCGAACAAGAAAAGCGATAGCTCACCTTACTTCGTCGCTTTTCGTAGTTCTTAAAAAAATATGAAAGGCTGAAAAATGATTTTACTTTTGATGATTTTAATTATTTTAAAAATAGTTTTAATTTGTCTTTTGATAAATCTCATTTTGTTTTTAAAAAATAAAGATATTAGGTCTTGTTTTTCAAATTTTCATATTTTAAAAGAATTTAAAGAGAAGTTTTACAAATGAAACCTATATTTAAATTTATATCTATATTTTTCATATTATTAAATTTTAATCTTTTTGCAGATTGCACAAGGTTTTCAAATGTTGGTCTTAAAGAAGAAATTTTAAAAGTTGATTATCCAGAATTATATAAAAAATATAATTTATCAGGTAAAGATTTTATCTTTATTAAAGATAATGAATGGTTTAAGGCTACTTATTATTTCTCTAGTCAAGGATTTGATGGTAGTGATACTCATCTTTGTGGTGAAAATGATAGATCTTTTGATGAGGATTCTTTTTATATATCAGGTTCATCAATGTATTATATTGTTTCTTTTTTAGGAAATTTAGATTCTGGCGGAAAACCTAACCCTAGATACAATGCTTATTCTTATGAATTTTATAAGATTGAATCTATTTCTAATCCTTGTCAAGAAAATGAAGTTTATAACCCTGAAAATAAAAAGTGTGAATCTTGCCCTGAGGGTTTTTTTCTTGATCCATATTCTAAAACTTGTGAAAGTAAGCAAGAACGTCCTAAATGGTGCCCCGAACCTATGATTTATAAAGAAAGGCAAGGAAATTGGAAAACCGAGGGTCATAGAACAATTAAAGAATGCTTACCAGATCCTAATATTAATGAAGATGAATGTAAACAAAGGGGTATGAAATATCACGGACCTTGTGCTGATTTATACGGTGTTGAGTTAAATGCTTGTTTGAAATATCCAACTGGGTGTTATGCTAATGAAACATCTAAACATTTTGGAGCACAAGAGCAATTAGATAACGACTTGTTTTCTTGGAGTGGTTTTATGTTTCCACTTCCTATTGACGCTATAAAAAATGGCTGGAATTCTTTATCTAATTTTATGAAAAGTCTTTTTAAATCTCCAAATCCTAAAACTCCAAATCCAAATTTATTAGAGTATCGCCCTCAAATAGTTGATATGAAAGCTACAAAAAATGGACCTGAGCCGATTTTTGATTTAAGAGCTGTTAAAAACAATGATATTTTTACAAATCATATTTTTAAAATACTGGTAAAACTGATATAAATAAAATTAAAGATATTCCTACATCAGTTGATAAAACCCCTCAAAAAAATATAGATATTTCGCCAAATTTAAAGAAATTTGATTTTCCTAATGACGGTTCTGTTTCAAAAATGCAAAATAATCAACTTGTTGCCGCAAAAATGAAAGATTTAAATAAGCCTATTCCTACAAAAGAAATAACTATGCCAAATGTCAATAAAGAAATAAGTTTAAATTATGATCTAAATTCTATGTTGAAAGATAATCCTACTAAAAATTTACCTATGGTAATAAAACAAACCTCTAAAAATGGAAATAAAACTAATTATAAAGGCGTTATTACAACTCCTGATAATAGTATTGTAAATGTTGAAATAATAGAAACAGATACTAGTAATGGTTCAAAAGTTCAAGATATAGATTTAAGTTTTGATTATGATACGCCAAGCGGAAAAAAGAAATTTAATACTGGCTATGTTATAACTATTGATAACAGTGGAAAAGTTGTTAATAATATTTATAAGTCAAGCACGGTTACAGACCCATCAACTGGTAAAACTAATTTAAACAATAATAATCAAACTCCAGCACCTTCAAATAATCCAGATTTAAGCTCTTTAGAAAACGCAATAAATCGCACTAATTCTAAGCTTGATGATATAAATAAAAATGTATCTGATATAAAAGCCGAGCAAAAAGCACAATGGGAGTATAAGCCTAATATTGATACTGCTACATCTTTTTCATCTTTTAAAACTGCTATGTCTAATTTTGATGTTTCAATAAATGATGCTTTTAATTTTGCAAATGGTGTAAAAGATGATATTGATGATCTAATGAATGATTTTGATAATGCTTTAGATATTTTTAAGGGTGGTATTGATGAGCCTAAAATTCCTAATGGTAAATGTCCTTTTAAAATTAGCGGTCCAGCTCCAGGAAGTGGAAAAACTAATATTTTTGAAATAGATCCTTGTAGGTTAGTTAGTCCTTATAAATCAATTCTTACTATATTTTTTACATTTTGGTTCAGCTTTGAAATTATTATGTTTTCTTTAAAATATCTTTTTAAAGTAGGGGGTAATTCTTAATGAAGTGGTTAATAAATACTATAGGTGGTTTTATAGTTTTAGCTATTGAATGGCTTGTTAAAAAAATTGGCGTTAAGGTTACAGTTGGTGCTTTTATTATTCCTATTTATGTTTCTTTTATTGCTTTTATGTTTGCATTTTATGGTTATACAATTTTATTTATGATGAAAATTTGGAATTTGATAAAAGAATATTTCCCTAAGGCTTTTGATTATAGTTCTGCTAGTGGTAGTTTTGCTGGTCTTTCAAGCCATACTATTACAAGTTCTACAATGGCTTTTTTACATGAAAGTGGTTTAGCTGACGCTTTTTCTAATGCTATGAATTTATTTTTGTCAATTCTTAGTTTATATTTTGCTTTGCAACTTTATAAAGTGATTATGTATATTAGAAAAAATATGAATGAAATAATCACTAGTTTATTTACTTTATTAGTTAGGTAGTAAAATGTTAACTTTACTTTTAGGACCGCCAAGAAGTGGAAAAACTTATAAAGCTGTAAATGATATTTATGAGGAATATTTAAAATTTAAGAAAAATGAAAATAAATATAGATTTATTTATACAAATATTGTAGGTTTAAAATTTGATGAATTTGAGGGGTTTGTTAAGCCTTTTAATAAAACTGATTTTTTAAATGCAACTATTGAGGAAAGTGTTTTAAATTCTCAACATGAAAGCGGTTTTTTAGGCGATATAGCTGATTATGATAAATATGCCTATGAAAAAGGGATTTATAAAAACTATCATCACACTTTAATTGTTTTAGATGAAGCTTATAATACTTTTACAAAAGAATTTAATAATTCTTTAGGTAGATTTTTAAGTTATCACGGTCATTTTGGTATTGATGTAGTTTTTCTTTTGCAATCTCGCCGTCAAACAAATAGGGAGTATTTAGTTCATACAGAATTAATGTATATGGCTCAACCAAGCGGTAAAAGAATACTTTCAAGGCTTTTTAGATATAAAGTTTATTTAACTTATTTAGATTATCAAAAAAACTATATAAAATCAGAAAATTTAAGATTTAATCCTAAAATTTCAAATCTTTATAATAGTGGTTCAACTAAGATTTATAAAAGTTATGCAACTGGTAAAATTATATTTTTACTTTTAATTATTTTTATTTCATATTTTGGTTATAAGTTTTTAAAACCTAAACCAGCTAAACAAGAAACTATTATTACTGATGAAAGATTTAAAGATATTAATCGAACTAATCAAGATATAAAAGAACCGCAATTAATTCAAAACAGTGATCTAAATTTAGATCTTAATACAACAATTTTTAACGATAAAAGAACTTATTTAAAGATAACTTGTTATTCGCATTTTTGTAAATTTAGAAATTATAGTTTAGATTTGTCTTTAAATAGTTTTTTAGAATTAATTTCTAGTTTTGACTGTTATATTTTTTTAAAAGATGAGAAATCAGCAAATTATGCTGATTATTACTTATCTTGCCCTTTAGATTTTTCTAAAGTTGTTTCTAATATTAATGATTTGCAGGAGATTTGCGATGAGAATAAAGGTAGTTTTAATACTTTTAGTTTTAAATAGTTTTTTATATTCTTTAGAATTTAGAACTATTAAATTCAGTGATTTTTTAGGTGAGATTAGCGGAATTACTGGTAAAAATATCGTTATTAGTGGTGAAATTAATACTAATTTTGATGTATTTTTACCTACTCTTGATCTTACAAAAATTGAAGTAATGGATGGATTATTAAAAGACATTTTAAAGGTTAATGGTCTTGATTATATGCTTTAAGATAGCGTTATTTTAATTTATAATCCAACTATTGATGAAAATCCTATTTTAAATGATTACATTATTAAATTTAAGCATATTTCTAAAGATGATGTTATAAGTGCTTTAAATTTATTTAATGAAAATATTAAATTTAGTGTTTATTCTGATCGTGTTTTATTGATTACTACGGAAAGTCAATTTAAAACCATTGAAAGTCTTATAAAAGGACTTGATACAAGTTATCAGTTAAGACAACTTAGTTTTACAATTATAAGCACAGATAATTCAAAATTAAAAGAAATTGGACCTAAAATAGAGGCTGTTTTAAATTCACTAGATCATTTTTATTTTAAGATAATTACAAATATTTTAACAGTTGATAGCACGAGTATAAAAAAGATAGTGTTACAAGCTTAATAAATCTTTTAAAAGAAAATGGCGTTTCTGATTTACTTTATAATCCTAGAGTTACACTTATTGACAATAAAGATAGTGTTATAGAAAGTGTAATTAAAACTCCTATTAAAAAATCACGTGTTGAAGTGCAAAATAATCAAACTGTAACAAGTGATGAAGTAGAGTATAAAGATGTAGGACTTAGGCTTAATATAAGCAGTGTATTAATTACAAATGATAGTGTTAGTTTTAGTCTTGATCTTTATATTGAAAATTTACTAGATGATACAGATACACCTAGAATTTCAAGCAGACATTTAAAGACAAATGTTTTTTTAACTGATAGTAATTCTTTTCTTATTGGTGGTATAAATTCAAAAGAAGTTATAACAAATGTAAAATCAATCCCTTTTATTGAAAATATACCTATTTTAGGAGATATAACAACTTATAAAAGCACAAAAATAAATGATTATAGTTTTAGTATTTTTATCACGATGTTACCAACTACAAATGAAGTAATGGTTTTTCCTTGCTATTTAGAAAATACACCTTTAAACAGTTGTCCTAATGGTTATTTTAAAAGCACGCACGAACCGCGAAAGGGGTCCCCGCTTGCGGGGAATGGCGGGCGTGCTCTTGGCTATATATAATAGAAGTGTGTATAGGTAGTAAAAAAATGTATGGTATTACCGATTTTGATAGAAATCTCTTAAAATTAAAGTTAAAAAATCAAAAAAAGTTTTTAGACGAGAACTTTTTATTTATTAATGGCGAGTATAAACCTTATAGTGATTTCTATTTTTCATCTTGGCATAATTCTAATCGTTACATTGCAGAACTTAACAACCGTGTATCAAGTCTTAATAAATACGCTAATAAAAAAGGTTTAAAGCCTATTTTTGCTGTTTTAACTCTACCTACGGAGTATCATCAAAAAAAGCAAATTACTTTAAAAAGTGGTAGAAAAAAGCTAGTTTATAATAATAAATTTATTGATGATGAAAATCATACTGTAAAAGCTGGAGCTAATAAACTTCAAAGTGTAGTTAGAAGTATAATGAATTCTAATACTATTCGTTCTATACCTAAAGAAAATCGTTGTTATATAACTACTAAAGAGCCACATTTAGACGGAACTTGTCATTTAAATTTACTTTTATTTGTTCCTGAAAATTTTGTTTTAAGATCTGTAAATGTTATAAAAAATAGATTTTTAGATACTCATTCAAAGATTACAATAGATATTAATAACCCAACTGCTTATGTTATGAAATATATTTTTAAAACACTTGATGATTTAAGAAAAAATCCAAGTGTTGATAATTTAACTGATATTACATTTTGGTATTTAAAACATAGAATTAGGCGTTTTACAATGTCTTTAACTTTTATTTCCCTTGAAATTTATAGGAAATTAAGCGGTAGAATTGATTTAATAAGTTTAACTAAAAATTATAATAAAGGCTTAATTACTGTTTTAATTGATGAAAATAATAAACCTATTGTAATATTTGATGAATTCGGTGAAATATGGCAAAAAAAGAGATTAAAAGAGCCTATTTTATTAAGACAAAGACCTAAACCAACTAAACCAAGCAAAAAAGATAAGATTTATCATAAAGCTATAAATAGATATATGGCAATGAGTCAAAAAGAATTACAACATTATCACAGATATGATAATGTAAAAGATAAAAATTACTATACTATGAGTGATTTTGAATTAACACAAGAGTATTTTTATGCTACAAATCCACAAAGTGATTTTAACAATCCTTTAAGATTAGCTATTTTAGAAAATGAGATGTTAGATCGTGGCTTAGATAATTTTACAAAAAATCAAGAAATTCATAATCTTAATAATTTTGATGAGCTTTATTATGATTTTATAGATCAGGAAAAAATGTTTTTGGATTTTTAATATGATTTTAAATGAACTTTTTAAAAATTACTTAGAATTTTATGAACTTTTATTAAGTCCTACAACCCTAAGAAGTGATATAGCAACTTATAATAAGCATTTTAAAAAAGCTTAGGTTTAGAAAATGTAAAAGATATAAATTTTATTGAAATTCAAAGATTTTGTAATGATCTTATTAAGCAAAATTATAAGATAAAAACTGTTAAAAATATTCTTGCTAAACTTCGTGTAATTTTTAAATTTGCTATAAAAATGGAGCTTATAGATAAAAATCCTTGTGAGCTTGTAGAACTTCCTAAATTTGATAATAAAAGATATTTTGATTATTCTGTGAATTTACAAAAAAGATTTATAAAAGCAATTGTAACAAATCAAGGTTATAATGCTGATATATTTTTCTTTTTACTTCACGGAAGAAGAAAAAACGAGGTCCTAAGTCTTAAATGGCAAGATATAAATTTAAAAACTAAAACTTATGAAATACCAGCTTTAATAAATAAAGCCAAAAGAAATATGATCTATTCTATGAGTGATGATCTTTATGCTAGACTTTATAAAAGATATATCAAAGCTAAAAACAATAACGATCTAAACAATTATATTTTTATAAATCCAAATACTAATACTAAATTTAAAGATTTAAGGAAAAGTTGGAATTCTCTTTTAAAAAGAAATAATTTACCAAAAATAAGGCTTCACGATATAAGGCATTTGGTTGCTACATATTCTATAAATTATCTAAATTTACCAGTAGAACAAGTTAGTTTCACCTTAGGTCATACAAATATAACAACAACTCAAAGATATATAACAACTGATATTAAAAACTCTAAAAAAACAATTGAAAGTTTAATAAATTCAGTATAAACTTAAACAAATATAAGAGTAGTTAAAATTTAAATATTAAGAATAATTTAAGTATGCTTTAAAATATCGGTAAAATGGTGATTT